TTACTCCAATGCATCCAAAAGTGCATCAAGACGTTCGACGTCTCGTTTCTCTCGGGCCTTAGTGACATGAAGATAGATCGCTTTTGTAACGTCGCTCCCTTTTCTGTGGCCGAGTTGAGCTTGTATGGTGTCCAGGTCGGCTCCAGCTTCTGCCATAAGGCTTGTATACGTATGCCTTAAACTGTGCGGGGCCAGACTGGTCGGAAGATTGGCGTTTGCCAGCGCTTCCTTCATGCGCTCTAAAATAATGTTATAGTGCAGCGGGTATCCGGCGCAGGCCTTTTCGCAAACGAACAAGAATTGCCTCTCATTGTAAAACTTTTCGCCAATTGAGAATGCAAATGCTCTTCTCCACTTTATTTGTCCCTCTATAACGGATATCGCTTTTTTACTCAGTTGGACAACTCGATCGGAGGATTTTGTTTTTGGTGAAGTGAGCTTATACGTCCTTACACTCCTTGGAGCGTATCGATTTTTGGAGATTTCCAGAATGTCTCGGCCGTCGTAATCCGTTACAAAAAGGGCAGCTAATTCACCTACACGCAATCCAGTGTACGCAAGCAATTCAAAGAGACGTCGAAATTGTTCGCCCTCAACCGCATTTAGAAATCTTCTAAGTTCATCCTTTTCTAAATAACGCGGAAGCTTCTTCGCTGCTTCTCTTTCCTCGAAAGTTTCTACCTTCTTCGGGACAAAAGCATACTGAGTAGGATCAACCTTAATCTTCCCTTTTTGAAGGGCTCGCGAGAAGATCATGCGGGCGCAACTGTGGAAAGAAGAAATCGAATTGTAGCTATACGGATCGTCATGATCATTAGCCAACGTGTAAAGTGTTTCCTGGTAGGTGTCCTCAGTTACTTCGTGGAGCTTTAGACCGCCAATGTAATTTATTAGGATTTCTGTCATTTCAGTACGCTGGGCAACCGTGCTCTCCTTCACTTGGCCAGTAGAGGAATACCACCTTAGCCATTCTTTACACCAATCAGACACGGTAAGGCCGGCCTTTTCGACGTAAGTACCATGCAGAATTTCAGCTTGGATACGTATGCCTTCCTTTTCAGCTTCCTTGGCCGTAGCGAATCCCTGAGATTCTTTTTGCTTGCGTTTTCCTGTAGCCGGATTCTTGATGCTGTATCGGTAATAGTACAGGCCGTTTCTTTCACGTACATTTTTGGGTAACTTTTTATTGTCTTTAGGCGACTTCTTTTTTGTCTCTTTTCGAGGCATAACAAAGCTCCTTTCTTATCAAAATGGGAACATATGTTCTGTATTGTGGCGCAATGAACCGGCCTACAGCTATTTTGCGCTGCAAGTATGGGTCATCGCAAAATCTGGTACTACGGATAATCAAACATTTCAACCACACTAAGAGGGTCGAAGTAGATCGCGTAGCGTTCATCGTGGATTACATAAAGACCGTATTTTTCTTGGTAGCGTTCAATCGACCGCTGCAGGAAATCTTCGGTGACACATAGGAATTCGGCGATCTCGTGCCGCCCCTTCACTCTTGCATGGTATGCTTGTACAATTTGCGACAAAGGGACGAGTCGCTGGTATGCCCAGCTTTTTGCTCGCTTTTCTTGTTTTCTGGACCGAATATCTTTCTGATCCAGTATGTTACCGGTAGAAGTGTAATGGTGACCTAATTCTTCCGCCAAAATTCCTCCCTTTTCCCGGTAGGTCATGTTACGTTTAATAATAATGGTATTGTCGGCGTACAGCCCCTTTAGACGGCCGGCCAAAGGTCTTTCGTAAACATCTACACCTTGTTGATCTGCTTCTCTCAGCAGCCGTTCATATGGCAACAAGCAACTCCTCCAATCACTTCTTCTTTTCTCTTCGCGAACGCACAAATTCTTTAAATCGTTCAATTTCCTCAAGCTCTTCTTCCGTCCAATCTTCGCCATCGTGATGAGCAGCTATTGTTTCCGGTTCTTCGAAGACCTCGTCGGCGAAATCTTCTTCGGGGCTAGACCGAGGTCCTTCATAAGCAGGTGGCTCCTGCCTGGAGAAGGCTGCGAAAAGTTCTCGCCCTTCAATACCCAAGGCCTTGGATATTTTATCGATTATCCCATTGGGCTCATAGTCCCAAGGGGCAGGCGGGGCGAAATCTAAATTTTGAAGTAATGTAATCGGCTCATTGGTTTTTTCCGAGAGTTCTTTCATGGTCATGCCTTTTTTCTTTAGATGATCTTCGATTAAAGCCGTAACGGATTGACCCAAAAGGTAGTCTAGGGTTACATCGAAAAGATCTGCAAGCTTGACGGCATTTTCCGCGCTTAATCCCCTCCGTCCTTTTTCAATGTTGTAGTAATACTGAGCCGAGATCCCGAGTTTCTCCGCTACTTCTGCTCCGGTCAAATCTTTTGCTCTCCTTAATTTCCTTATCCGTTCATGGGGGGAGGTCATAGCACTCACCTTTCACATTGAAGACTTTATTTTCAATTTATCATCTAATAGGATAAAACACAACTCGTAAAAGTGTCCAAATTGGAGAAAATTCAAGAAAAACTCCGGTTCAGCCGTGTAAACTATTCAAATACCTCTAAATTGCTTCAAAATAATCCTATTTGGATACTTTTTATTCTTTTATAAAGTATCCAAATAGGATAATATTTATTCAGGAGGTGAGATCAAAAATGAACTTCGGAAAAACGGTTCGGCACGCGTTAATCGATCGGGGAATGAATCCTTCGGATTTAGCCCGTGAAGCAGGTTATTCGCCAATGTATGTTCACAACCTGCTTAACGGGAACCGTCGGTGGAACATCGAGACCATGGAAAGGATCTGTAACGCCCTCGATCTTGAGATTAGGGTTGTTCCGAAGAAAAAATCTGGCTAACTATCGTGGCTACATAATGCAATTGGACTTGGGAAGGAGGTTCCCTATTTGACGTCTACAAACGTATTGCCACCGACTTTATCGGTCCTTGATGCAGCCGCCTATCTAAATGTGGGCAAGGCAACCATCGATCGGAGAATTAGTTCCGGTGTACTCAGAAGTTACAAGGACGGTAGGCTTCGCCGAATCAGGCGTGAGGATATCTTAGAGTACCAAGCTCGGCTGCTACGAGAATCCGAGAGGAGGGAGGGCGCACCATGAAAATCCGCACCGAAACATGGCTCGGACACGAAATCCGGTTCGTGGAGAAATCGCCCGGTGAATGGTGGGCGGTAGCTGCAGACGTGACGAAAGCTTTGGGAATCAGGAACGCGGCACAGGCGATTAACGGAAACGGAAAAGCCAAAGCAAAGGGGTTGCCGGACTCCCAAAAGGGTCTATGTAAACTATATACCCCCGGCGGTGAACAGGAAGTTCTCGTCGTAAGCGAACCGGGTATCTACCGATTGATTTTCCGCAGCAATAAACCGGAAGCCGAGGCATTTCAAGATTGGGTATTCGATGTTCTTAAATCGCTCCGGCAATCGACCGGGCTCGAGGCGTTCCAGATCTTCCGGATGCTCGACAAGGAGCACCAGCGGGAAGCGATGGGGACGCTGTGCGGTATGCTCCGGCAGCCGACGCGGCCCGACTTCATCAAAGCGAACATCATCGCGGACAAGGCAGTATCGACGAAGTTCGGTCATCCGAAGATGCTCAAGAAAAACCAGATGACCCCGGAAATGCTTGTCCATCGGCAGCCGATCCTCGACGACACGGTCGCGTTGATGGGCGCGGTCGATCGATTCGGTCTCGACCTTTCCGTCAGCAAAACGATCTACGCCAAGCACGCGAACTGAACGGTATACCCTGTGAAGGAGGTGAGACGATGCACGTGAATGTGAGGGAGTGGCTTTCCCTGACGAAGCCCGAGCGGATGGTGGTTCTGGAGTACGCCGCTTGGAAAAACGAAAAAGCCGCCTTTATCCCTGAAGGCGACTTTCCCCAAAAACACATGAATATGACACCGCTATTGTACCATTAACCGCTCAATGGCGGCAAGGAGGAACATACGTGCCTAATCTGGATCGCTTTGCGACCGGTCTGCCGGATCCGCAAGATCAACCGCAGCAGCCGATTGACGAATGCATGCTCGACAGCTGCCAAAGGCCGATATACCCCGGCCAGATTGTATGGAAGCACGGCTGCGACACCTACTGCTCGCTGCAGCACTTGGCCGAAGACCTCGGCGCCAGTCAAATCTCGGCAGGCGAATAATTGAAAAGGAGATCCATCCATGAAAGCTACTGGGTTTGTCCGCCGCGTAGATGACCTCGGAAGGATAGTCATCCCGAAGGAGCTCCGCCGCGCATTCGAAATCGAAATAGGCGATGCCATCGAAGTTTACACCGAGGGGGAACGCATTGTACTGAAGAAGTACGCCCGCGGCTGCACGATTTGCGGGAACGCCGAAGATCGCGAATTGATCCACCTCGATCCCGACAAGTTGATTTGCAACAATTGCATCACGACCGTTGCGAAACTGCAAAAACGGCTTTCCCTATAAGCGTAAACATCCCATTCATTAATAGGAGGCACTCATACATGTCCGTACAGATCACGATCAACGGCGGCGACGCCGCCGAGGCAGTAAAAGAATTGTCCGCTCTCGCATCGCACCTCGTACCGGCTCCCGGATCCATCCCGGCTCCGGCCGCTGCTCCCGACGCCAAATCGACTTCCGCGCCTGATACCGACGACGCGGATGAGGACGAAGAGGAAAGCGAGTCGGAGAAAGTGCCGACGGTTATCGAGCTCCGCGAGAAAGCGGCGGTAATCGGCAAGACCGCCGAAGGTAAGAAGGCCGTCAAGGCTTTGCTGACCAAATACGAGAGCAATTCGCTTTCCGAAGTGCCGGAGAAGAAGCGCACCGCTTTCCTGAAGGAACTTGAGAAGCTGGCAGCGGAGGGCAACGAGTAATGGCCCGCGATCTGGAAAAGGACCTCGCGATCTGTGAGGAGGCTACTCCGGGAAAATGGGAGGCTTTACTCGATTCCGTCGCCATGGTTGATCCGGGGGAAATCAGCTCAGTTGTTTGGATCTGCCAAATGTACGACGAAAAAGCGGGCAATTTCCATAATTACGAGAACAATGCCCGATTTGTTGCAGCATCGCGCGAAGGCTGGCCCTACGCGATCCGCCGCGCCATGCAGGCAGAGGAGAAGGTCGACCGGCTCGAGAACGAGCTGCGGATGCTCCAGGACGAGCTGAACCGGAGGTGCGGCGCATGACGGAATTGGCACACGCGGAGCGCGCGCACTCCCTTCTCGGCGCCTCCAAGGCGTCGCAATGGATCAATTGCCCGCCGAGCGCCCGGCTGCAGGAGAGCGTACCGGATACGCGCAGCGAATATGCCGACGAGGGGACGCTTGCACATGAGCTGGCCGAGATCAAGCTGCGGCGCCGACTGCTCCCTTGTAACTCCGCCGAGCGGAAACGGCTCGACGACGCGCTGAAGGTTGTTATGGCGAATCCGCTGTATGGCCCCGAGATGGAGGGCGCCATTCAGGAATATTACGAGCTGGTCGAAGAGCGGTACATGGCCGCGAAAGCCCGGTCGGCCGACGCCGTGATTCTTCTGGAGGAGCCGCTGGACTTCTCGGAATGGACCGCGCCGGACCAAGGCGGGACCGGGGACGTCGTCCTGATCGCGGACAGTGTGCTGGAGGTAATCGACCTGAAGTACGGCAAGGGCGTGCCGGTCAGCGCCGTCGGCAATCCGCAAATCCGGCTTTATGGCCTCGGCGCGTGGTACAGCTACAGCTACTTGTACGACATCCGCGAGGTACATATGACGATCGCCCAGCCCCGGCTCGACAGCGTTTCTACGGACGTCATGCCGATCGGCGAGCTGCTGGAATGGGCGGAGACGGTCGTCAAGCCGGCGGCCAAACTTGCTTATGCCGGCGAAGGAGAGTGCAAGCCGGGTGACCATTGCCGTTGGTGCAAGGTCAAGGCGACATGCCGCGCCCGCGCCGACGAGAACCTGAAGGCGCTGGCACACGAGTTTCAGGACCCAGCCCTTTTGAATAACGAGGAAATCGGCTCGATCCTGTTTATCGCCCAGCGGCTGAAATCGTGGGCGGCAGACGTCGAGGAATACGCCTTCGAGCAGGCCAAGAGAGGCGTCCGCATTCCGCAATGGAAGCTTGTCGCCGGTAAGAGCGATCGCAAGTTTACCGACAAAGAAGCCGTCAAGGCGAGGCTGCTGGACGCCGGATACGAGCCGGAGAAGATTCTCAAACCGCAGGTGCTTGTCGCAATGGGCGATCTCGAGAAGACGATCGTTGGGAAGAAGAAATTCACCGAGCTGCTGGGTGATCTGATCGTGAAGCCGCCTGGGAAGCCGGCGCTTGTGCCGGAGACGGACCCCCGGCCGGAGCTGAACAGCGTTGAATCTGATTTCGCAAATATCGATATGGAGGAATGATCCAATATGGCAATCGACAATCAATCCACGAAAGTAATCACGGGCAAAGTACGGCTCTCGTACTGCCATATCTTCGAACCGCAATCCATTGACGGTGGCGACGAGAAGTACAGCACGGCGATTTTGATCCCGAAATCGGATAAAGAGACGCTGCGGAAGATCAAAGCTGCGGTCGATGCGGCGAAGGAGCTCGGCAAAAGCAAATGGGGTGGCAAGATCCCGGCAAACTGCAAAACGCCACTCCGCGATGGGGACGAAGAACGACCGGATGACGAGGCGTACGCAGGGCACTACTTCCTGAACGCGACGAGCAAGAACAAGCCGGGGGTTGCCAAGCCGATCGGCAAAGGGGCGGACGGAAAAACGAAGTTTCAGGAAATCACGGACACGACGGAAGTCTATTCCGGCTGCTTCGCCAAAGTCAGCTTGAACTTCTATCCGTTCGACGCAAAGGGGAATCGCGGGGTCGCGGCCGGCTTGAACAACGTGGTCAAGGTGCAAGACGGCGACTTCTTGGGCGGCCGGAGCAGCGTCAACGACGATTTCGCAAGCGAGGATTTCGACCTCGACGACGATGCCGGCGACGAAGACGATTTCATGAACTAATCAGCAAGTGAGGGGATTCGGCATCGGGTCCCCTTTCTTATCCAAATAACGGGAGGGCGCTCATTAGATGAATAAGCAAAGGCTGTTCGAAAAAATCGACAACGAGGTGGAAGCTGCAAAGTTGCTTCCCGCAAAGGAAAAAGAGGGCGCACTATTCATGGCAGATGTCATTAAGATTTGGGTCAAGTATGAACCGAATACGGATATCGGCTCCCTTGTACGCGAAGCCCACCAGAACGCAATCGACAAAGGCTGGTACGAGGAGCCTCGCAGCTTCCCCGAAATGCTCGCTCTCATGCATTCGGAGCTTTCGGAAGCGCTGGAAGATCACAGGGACGGCCGAGGGTTGACCGAGATTTACTTCGATGGCAATAAGCCATGCGGTATCCCTATCGAGCTGGCAGACGTTGTGATTCGAATATTCGACGCCTGCGGGCACCTCGGTATCGATCTCGAGCGTGCGATCCGGGTGAAAATGGGCTATAACGCGACGCGGCCGCGTCGGCATGGGGGTAAGGTGCTGTGAGGCTGGAACCGTGCCATTCGAAAGAGCTCGATCGATGGATTGCTGAGAGGCATTACCTACGATGCACGCCAAGCGGTGCCCGACTTCGATTGTGGGTATTGGACAGCAGTAATGAACGGATTGGGGCAATGATGTGGGGGCGCCCCACGGCAAGAACCATCGACCAAGATTCCATGTTGGAGCTGACGCGGATGTATCTTATCGATGGGACGGAGCCATTTGCCGAGAGTAAAGCACTGGCACTTGCGCGGAAGCACATCCGGAAACACATGCCGGGGATTAAGGGTTTGGTCTCGTATTCCAGTACCGGCCAGGGTCACGAAGGCACGATTTATAAAGCTGACGGTTGGTTTCCTATCGGCAAAACCCGGAAGCGCCGCGAAGGGTGGTCCTCGCGCCCGGATCGTGCTGATCGTGATCTTGCTCAAAAAGTTAGGTGGGTGAGGAGCCCATGACAGTTCTCCAAATCGACCTTGAAACCTATTCTTCGATCGACATCAAGAAGGCTGGCGTCCACCGCTACGTTGAGGCGCCCGACTTCGAGATCCAGTTGTTCGCCTTTGCCTTCGACGACGACCCGGTGACGGTGGTCGATCTGACCGACTTCGAGACCGTTCCGAAAGACGTACTCGCCGCTCTCCGATCGGACGTCATCAAAACGGCCTTCAACGCGGCATTTGAGCGGACGGCAATCGCCCGGCAATTCGGCATCGAATGCGATCCGCTGTACTGGCGCTGCACCGCAGTCCACGCGCTGACGCTCGGCCTGCCCGGCTCTCTCGGCGAAGTCGCCAAGGTGCTGAAGCTTGACGCCGAGAAGGACGCGAAGGGCAAGGCGCTGATTAAATATTTCGCCGTCCCCTGCAAGCCGACGAAGACGAACGGGGGCCGGACCAGAAACCATCCGCACCATGCGCCGGAGAAGTGGGAGGAGTACAAGGCGTACAACCGGCAGGACGTCGTCGTCGAACGGGAGGTGCGCCGCAAGCTGGAGCGCTTCCCAGTCCCGGGGCACGAGTGGAAGCTGTGGGCGCTCGATCAGCGCATAAACGACCGCGGCGTCCGCCTCGATCCGGTACTCGTCCAGCAGGCGATCGCCTGCGACGCGCAATACGAGGAACGGCTGGTCGAGGAGGCCAAGGAGATTACTGGGCTGGACAATCCGAACAGTCTGACGCAACTCAAAGCGTGGCTCGCGGAGCGCGGGCTGGAGACGCCCGACGGGCTGTCCAAGGAGTTTATGCCCGGGCTGCTGGCCGCCGCGCCAGACGACGAAACGCGCCGCGTGCTGACGCTCCGGACGGAGATGAGCAAGACCAGCGTCGACAAGTACAACGCCATGGCGCGTACGATCTGCAGCGACGACCGGGCGCGCGGGCTGCTCCAGTTTTGCGGAGCAAACCGGACGTGGCGATGGGCTGGGCGGCTCATTCAGGTTCAGAACCTCCCGCAAAACAAGATCGATGATCTGGCGCTCGCAAGGGAAATGCTGCGCGACGGGGACTTCGATCTGCTGGAGATGCTTTTCGGCGCACCGCCGTTCGTCCTCTCCCAGCTGATCCGGACCGCGTTCGTCCCGTCACCCGGCTGCCGGTTTATCGTAAGCGACTTCTCAGCAATTGAGGGACGGGTCATTTCGTGGCTGGCCGACGAGGAATGGAAGCTCATCGTTTTTCGGACGCATGGCAAGATTTACGAAGCTACAGCGGCCAACATGTTCGGGATTGACTTCGAGACGATCATCAAGGGGCATGTGAATTACATGTATCGCCCGTTCGGGAAAGTGGCCGAATTGGCGTGCGGATTCCAAGGCGGCCCGAATGCGATCGCCGCAATGGACACGAAAAAGGAGATCAATCCGGACGAATATCCCGCGCTCGTAAAGCAGTGGCGTAAGGCGAATCCGAACATCGTGAAGCTGTGGTACGCAGCGGAGGAGGCCGCCGTCAAGGCGGTTAAGGAGAAGACGACCGTCAAGCTGGCGCATGGCGTCCGCTACCGCTACGAGGCGGGCATGCTGTTTGCCGATCTGCCGAGCGGCCGCAGCCTCGCATACTTCAATCCAAGCGTAAAGGTGGAGACGATCAGGCCGAAAGATAAGGAGCCGTTCGAGAAGGAGTGTCTCAGTTTTTGGGGCATGGATCAGGTCAAGAAGAAATGGGAGAAGCAGCGGACGTACGGCGGCCGCCTCATCGAGAACCTTGTCCAAGCTATCGCCCGGGACTGTCTGTCCGTCGCGATGGACCGGCTAGCGGTAGAAGGTTACGAGATCGCGATGCACGTTCATGACGAAGTTGTGCTGGACGTCCCGATCGGGACCGGCTCCGTAGAGCATGTGACTGGGATCATGGGCCGGCCGATCGAATGGGCGCCGGGGCTGCCTTTGGCGGCAGCCGGCTTCGAGTGTGAATTCTATCAAAAGGACTGATGGACTTGAGCCATTATTTCTATATAACACCAGAAGAATACGCACAAGCGGCAGCGATCGGCGTTGATAACCAAACTCTCGACCGCCGAGTGCGTGGACTTGGCTGGAAGAAAGAACGGGCCATTACAACTCCTATCCGCCGGTTAGACAAAAGCCGCAGCTATTGGCGTGAGGTAGCCGAGAAGAACGGGATTTCTTTCTCCGCGTTCCATTCCCGGCTTTCGCGTGGCTGGAGTCCGGAAGACGCGGCGACGAAACCGAAACAAACGCCGGAGGAAATCCGGGATCAGGCTTTGCGGGCGACGGAACAAATCAGGAAGATTCCGCGCTGGTGTCTCGATTTGGCGGCAAAGAACGGTATCCAGAGTGCGACACTCCATCTTCGAATCAAAAAGGGAATGTCGTTCGAGGAGGCAGCTACTCGGCCTTTAATGTCTCGCTCACAAGCAGGGGTACGCGGGGCGGCTGCTTTACGCACCAGAGAAGGGGATTGGGCGGCACAAATATTTAAGAAAGGGGGGAGCTGAAAGTGAACAAGCGACGCAAATGGCGACGGCAACGCGAGCTCGCTGCAGCTGTCGGGGAGAGCTGCAGGCAATGGCTAAAGGTGCTGGCGGCGCCCGAATACTGGAAAGACGAGATCTTCGTCGACAGCTTTGCGGGTGGAGGCGGCGCGTCGACCGGTATGGAAAAGGCGAGAGGCCGAAGCGTCGAAGAGGCGATCAACCATGACCCCGCTGCAATCGTGATGCACGAGGCAAACCACCCGGAAACGAATCACCGGATCAGTGACGTTTGGAAGTCGAATCCCCGGGCGGTTGCGGCCGGGCGCCGGGTCGGCCTCCTATGGCTCTCGCCGGACTGTACGCATCACAGCAAGGCGCGCGGCGGAAAGCCCCGTGAGAAAGGCATTCGCGGTTTGGCGTGGGTGGCAGTTTGGTGGGCGGCAACGGTCCGCCCCCGGGTGATTATGCTGGAGAACGTCGAGGAATTTCAAGACTGGGGCCCGCTCGGCAAGGACGGCAAGCCGATTAAGGAGCAGAAGGGCCGTACGTTCCGCAGCTTCGTCAACGCGCTGCGCCGGCAAGGGTACGAGGTCGAATGGCGGATTCTCCGGGCGTGCGACTACGGCGCGCCGACAACCCGCAAACGGCTGTTCATGATCGCCCGCTGCGACGGCCGCGCGATCATCTGGCCGGACCCAAGCCACGGAGATCCCGATAACCCGGCGACGCGGGCGCTTCGGCGAAAGCCTTGGCGGACGGCCGCCGAGATCATCGATTGGTCGATTCCGTGCCCGAGTATCTTCGATCGGAAGAAGCCGCTTGCGGATAATACGCTTCGCCGGATCGCGCGCGGCTTGGATAAATTCGTCATTAATAACCCGGCACCGTTCGTTGCGCCGTTCATGGTGAAGGTGAACCACAGCTCGGACGACGTGTTCCGGGGCCAGCGGATCGACGAGCCGATGCAGACGGTGACCGGGAAGAACGGATTCGGCATCGTGACGCCGTACATTACCCGCATCGGCCAGACCGGCTTCGGTGGCGATCGGATGAGCTATTCCGTCGACGACCAGCTGACGACCATCACGACGAAGGCGGAGCACATGCTGGTGACGCCCGCGCTTATTCAGATGGGGTATGGAGAGCGGGAGGGGCAGCAGCCGCGGATCCTCGACATCGAGAAACCGCTCGGAACGATTACCGCTGGCGGCCGGAAGCACGCATTGGTCGCTGCCTTCCTGGCGAAGCACTACGGCGGGAACTATAACGGGCCCGGGGCAGGAATGGACCAACCACTCCCGACTATTACAACGGTCGACCATAACTCGATCGTCACAAGCCATCTCATCAAGTTCCGGGGTGACAACATCGGCAGCTCGATGGACGGCCCGGTTCCCACCATCACGGCGGGCGGCAATCATATCGGCGCGGTGTACGCCTTCATGGTCGCCTATTACGGCGCCAGCGTCGGCCAGCAGCTCCGCGATCCGCTCGGCACGGTTACGACGCATGACCGGTTCGGCCTCGTCATCGTGCATATCCACGGCGAGCCATACGTCATCGTCGACATCGGAATGAGGATGCTGACGCCGCGAGAGCTGTACAATGCGCAGGGCTTCCCGAAAACGTACATCATCAACCCGACGTACAACGGAAAGCCGTTCTCGCAGGCGGAGCAGGTAGCCAAGTGCGGGAACAGCGTCTCGCCGGTCATTCCGGAAGCGCTGGTCCGGGCAAATCTGCCGGAGCATTGTGTGCCTGAGTGCAGCGACCGCTTTTCGTGGGAGGAGATGCTCGCATGAAATCATACGATTCCTTCATTAATGGCAAACGCGCCTCGATGCCGCCGTCTGGTTTTACCATCGACCGCGATGCGCTTCACCCGAGCCTATTCGACTTCCAGCGTGACCTCGTCCGCTGGGCGCTCCGACGGGGCCGGGCGGCGATCTTCGCCGGGACCGGGCTCGGGAAGAGCCGCATGCAGATCGAATGGGCGATGAACGTCCACCGCTTGACCGGGGGCGATGTGCTGCTGCTGGCGCCGCTGGCAGTAGCCGCGCAGACGGTCCGCGAGGGCGCGGAGCTCGGATACGAAATAACGATGTGCCGCAGCCAGGACGACGTCCGGCCCGGGCTCAATATCGCGAATTACGAAATGCTGCACAAGTTCGAACCGGTCTTCTTCGACGGCGTCGTGCTGGACGAAAGCTCCATCCTCAAGTCGTTTACCGGGAAGATCCGGACCGACTTGATCGAATCGTTCGCCTTCACGCCTTATCGGCTGGCCTGTACGGCGACGCCGGCGCCGAACGACTACATGGAAATCGGCAATCATGCGGAGTTCTTGGGCGTCATGAGCCGTTCGGAGATGCTGTCCATGTTCTTCGTCCATGACGGCGGGGAGACGCAGAAGTGGCGGCTCAAGGGTCATGCCGAGGACGCGTTCTGGCGGTGGGTGGCAAGCTGGGGCGTCGTGCTGGAGAAGCCGTCCGATCTCGGATACTCGGACGATGGGTACATCCTGCCACCGCTCACGATTACCGACCATGTGATCGACGTCGGCGGTGAGCCGGCGAAGACGCTGTCGCAGCGGCAGAAGGCCCGCCGGGAGACGGTAGCTGAGCGCGTCGCGGCCGCCGCCGAGCTTGTGAGCGCATCGGAGGGGCCATTCCTCGTATGGTGCGATCTAAACATCGAATCGGAGATGCTTGCGGCCGCGATCCCTGGCGCTGTGGAGGTGAAGGGTTCCGATAAGCCTTCGTTCAAGGAACAGGCGATGCTCGACTTCGCCGCGGGCAAGATCCGCGTCCTGGTAACGAAGCCGTCCATCGCCGGGTTCGGCCTAAACTGGCAGCATTGCGCGGACATGGCGTTCGTCGGGTTATCGGACAGCTTCGAACAAGTCTTTCAAGCGGTCCGGCGCTGCTACCGGTTCGGCCAGAAACGCCCGGTCAACGTGACGATGATTACGTCCAGCAGGGAGGGCGCCACGGCCGAGAACATCAAGCGCAAGGAAGCCGACTTTCGGAAGATGGTCGCCGAGATGGTCCAGTACACCAAAGAGATTACGTCCGAGTCGATTCGGGAAGCCGGCCGCGACGTGGCCGAATACGAGCCGCGCGTACCACTTCTCATCCCGACATGGTTAAGGAGTGAGCGATTTGCAAGCACAGCATAAAGCAATCGACCAAATCATCGAGCCGGAGTTCGCGCTGTACAACGGCGATTGCGTGGAAGTAGCCCGGGGGCTACCGGATGACAGTATTCATTATTCGATCTTCTCGCCGCCGTTCGCCAGCCTATACACGTATTCGAACAGCGATCGGGATATGGGGAACTGCCGAAACGACGACGAGTTTTTCGAGCATTTCCGTTTCCTGATCCGGGAGCTATACCGTATCACAATTCCCGGTCGGTTGGTTAGTTTCCATTGCATGAATCTCCCGACGAGCAAGGCGCATCACGGGTACATCGGCATTCGGGACTTTCGCGGAGAACTGATTCGCGCATTCGAGGCGGAGGGCTGGATCTACCACAGCGAAGTCGTGATATGGAAGGACCCGGTCGTCGCGCAGCAGCGGACGAAGGCGCTCGGCCTTCTCCATAAGCAGATCGTCAAGGACAGCGCCATGAGCCGGCAGGGCATTCCGGATTATCTTGTCACCATGCGGAAGCCCGGCGTTAATCCGGAGCCGATCAGCGGGGAATTCGAGGAATTCGTCGGCGAAGGGCTGGACGTAAGCCGGGCAGCTTATGAGAAGCATGCGGCGGAGGTTAGGGCATCCGGCCGGGAGCCGTGGCCATTCGAGATGTGGCGGTCCGTCTTCGTCTGGCAGAAGTACGCGTCGCCGGTCTGGATGGACATTAACCCGAACAACACGCTGCAATACCGGTCGGCGCGCGACGAGAAGGACGAGAAGCACATTTGCCCGCTGCAGCTCGACGTCATCGCGCGCGGCGTAGAGCTTTGGAGTAATCCCAGGGACGTCGTTTTCAGCCCGTTCGCCGGGATCGGCTCGGAAGGGTACCAGGCGATCAAGATGGGCCGGCGGTTCGTCGGAGTCGAGCTCAAGGAGAGCTATTACCGCGTCGCCGCGAACAACCTCCGTATGGCCGTGGACGAAGCGTTCGACGAAATGATGGCATGACGGGAGCTCAAATGTATGACCAAAACTTGCGTATTCTGCAACGGTTCCGGCAAGTTCTTTCACGCGGCAAGCGGAAAATGGTTCAAATGTTATTGCGTTTCGTTTAAAGAAAGAAATTTCGTTCAAAGTGTGCAAGGTGTCGGTGGCCGAACGATTAAACGGGTAGATGGTGATTTAAGGGAGGGGTTCGCCGATGGGGGCGCTATTACCAATAAGCAAGACTGACAAGCGATCGAAAGGGCTGGCGGTGACAGCGGATAAGCATGGCAGGCTTTGTCTGAGTGCGGAGCTGCAGAAGGAGTTCGAGTTGGTCGGCAAAGATGACCTGTACCTCTACTTCGACGAGCAAGATCGCCGAATCGGAATCGGCAGAAGTCCGGCCGGTTCCGAACATACCCCATACCGATTCGATAAGCGCGGATACACGTACGCCGAAGATTTCTTGGACCGCTGTGGCATCGACTCCAGCGAGCAGTCGATCAAATTCGTTTATGAAGGCACCGAACGGGGTGTCCTGGTATTCCGGCAACTCGGGATCAAACGGCCGAAGTCGTTCAAGCAGGACCGGAATGGCAATCTGGAAGTGGTTCGGGGGTGAGCGGCAATGCAAATTCAATCCAAACGGGATCGGGACCGAATCCGGCAGCTGGCAGCCGCCAAGCGGAAGACCGGTAAGGCGGCGGCAAAGTCCGGGCATGGCGGCGGTTCCCCGGCTCGGAAGGAAGTAAAAGACGGGAAGTGAGGCAGCGCGACATGCACGATATCGAACTTGACATCAGCTTCGGCAAGAACCGCAGCGACACGAACTGGAAGCCGGAATACCTCTCATGGGACGAATTCGTCGAGCGGCTCCGGAAGGTCCGGCGGACGGCGGAGACAATGGCCGAATACGACAAGATGCACAATATCGCCCGCGGCAAGATCAAGGACGGGCCCGCATTCGTCGGTGGACTCGTCCGCGGCGGCCGCCGGAAGAAGGAGAGTGTCGACACCCGATCGCTTATCACGCTCGACGTCGACCATGCCGACGATAGCTTCCTGTTCGCCTGTGAGCTCGTGCTGGGCGGCTCGGCCTACGTCGTCTATTCCACGCACAGTCACCGGCCGGAGAAGCCGAAATATCGCCTGATCGCGCCTGTCGATCGTGCCATGTCGCCGGACGAATACGCCGCCGTCAGCCGGAAGCTGGCGGAGCAGATCGGTCTCGACTACTTCGATAAGACGACGTTCGACGTGCATCGCCTCATGTACTTGCCCAGCTGCAGCAAGGACGCGGAGCCGGTGCTGGAGGTGTACGAGGGGGCGCCGGTCAGCGTGGCCGCCGTACTGGCGGAATACGAGGATTGGCGCGATCCGCTCCAGTGGCCCCGGCACGCGGACGACAAGGCGCACCGGCAGACGGCGAAGAAGATGGAGGACCCGCGGGGGAAGCAGGGCGTCGTCGGGGCGTTCTGCCGCTGCTACACGATCAGCGAGGCGATCGAGGCGTTCCTGCCGGACGTTTACGAGCCGGTCGACGACAGCCTGACGCGGTACACGTTCGTCGGCTCCAGCAGCTACGGCGGCCTCGTGGTGTACGACGACGACACGTTCGCCTATTCGCACCACGAGAGCGACCCGGTCAGCGGCCGGGAGGTCAACGCGTTCGACCTGGTCCGGCTGCACAAGTTCGGCAGCTTGGACGACCGGGCGAGCGAGACGACGAACATTACGAAGCTGCCGAGCTACACGGCCATGCTGGCTTTTGCGACGCAAGATGGAAAGGTGAAGCGTGAGCGGTTGGCCGAGCTGGCGGATGACTTCGACGAAGAAGCGCCGGACGACGTCGAGGAGGAGCCGGAGGGGGACGACAGCTGGGTCGACCAACTGAAGACGAACGAGAAAACCGGGTTCCCATTGGCGACGGCGAAGAACTGCGAGATCATTCTCAGCAACGGGCCGTTCAAGGGTGCGCTGGCGTACGACGCGTTCGGCAATACAGAGGTGGTTCGGCGGGCGCTGCCGTGGCGGGATCGCGAGCGGCCGCATGAGGACTACGAGCCGTGGCTGGGGGCCGACGACCGCCGGCTCGAGCATTGGTTCGGCAAGACGTACGAGATCAAGTCCGGGACGACCATCAAGAACGCCTTTACCGAGGTCGCTCATAAGAACAGGTTTCATCCGATTATTGAATATTTGGAAGCGCAGGAGTGGGACGGGGAGCATCGGCTCGACCGGCTTTTCGTCGACTACCTGGGGGCCGTAGACACGGCGTACGTCCGGGAAGTGACCCGGAAAATGCTGATCGCGGCCGTCAAGCGGCTGTATGAGCCCGGGTGCAAGTTCGACTATATGCTGGTTCTGGTGGGCCCGCAAGGCGCCGGCAAGAGCACGATCATTCAAATGTTGGCGCAGCGCTGGTTCAGCGATTCGCTGAAGACGTTCGACACGAAAGAGGCGGGCGAGCACTTGCAATCGGCGTGGATCTTCGAATTCGGCGAGTTGGCCGGCATGACGAAGACCGAGGTCGACGAGATCAAGCAATTCATCACGAAGCGCAGCGACAAATACCGTGTCGCGTATGACCGCGTGATTACGGATTTCCCCCGGAAGTGCGTGTTTTTCGGCACGACGAATAACTGGAACTTTTTGAAGGACCCGACGGGGAACCGGCGATTCTGGCCGGTGGCGATCGAACCGGAACGGCGGACGAAGAGCGTATTCACCGATCTGTCCGAATACGAGATCGGCCAAGTCTGGGCCGAGGTGCTGCAGGCGTACCGTAGCGGCGAGGAGCTTGTCCTGTCGCCGGAAGTCGACGTGGAGGCCAAGCGGATACAGGGCGTTCATATGGAAGACGACCCTCGTTCGGGCATCATTCAAGAATGGTTGGAAACTCCGATCGAGGATGAATGGGGAGAATCGTCCGATGTCGGGCAGCTACGGAAACGGGTTTGCGCTTCTCAAATATGGGTGGAGTGCCTCCATAATAAAGCTGGAGCGATTCGCCCTTGGGAGGCACGGGAGATTTGCGACATTTTGCGCCGCATACCGGGGTGGAGGGAGCGTAAAGGCCGGGCTCGCATACCGGGTTACGGGCTGCAGACCGTGTTCGAAAGAGTGTAACAGATATGTGAGAATCACATCTGATCTTATCTGATACATCTGATACAGCGAGTGAACAGATGTATCAGATCATGTATCAGATAAAAGGCGGGCATCTGATACGCCATGAGCCTTTATGCACCAAGGGGAGTCGGTTCCTTGTATCAGATGTATCAGTAAATATTCTATTGGGAGTAGATATAGCGGAGCATAGGAAATAGAAAAAGGCTATTTGTAGGCTCCCCTATGCTAAACGCATTTTATCTTAATACGTGTGCGTGTGTGATAACCTGACCAAAACCGGGGGCTGTGGCATGGGTCGAAAAAGTAAGAGACTTTCGAAGTCCATCATGATGGAGGAACTGCCGTATGGAAGACGGGTTTTCGACGACGGTACGGAGGAACTGTTCAATCGCCGGTATGAGACGATCCGTCGACGAGGCCCCGGAAAGTCAACCGTACAAGTGCTGCAAAAGTTTTTCTACACCGACCAAAATCCGCCATGGGAAGACGACCATGTGAAATCGCAATGTGAGACAGCGTTAAACATCTGGAGGGCAGAATGAGAGAGTCCAAACTGGAAAGACGTCTAGTCCGGGAGGTCGAGCGAATCGGCGGGCTGGCGCCGAAGTGGGTGTCGCCGGGAAACCGCGGCGTCCCTGATCGGCTCGTTATCCTCCCGGGCGGCCGGACCATATACGTCGAGATGAAGGCACCCGGGAAGCCGTTGGAGCCGCTGCAAGTGAAATGGGCGCAGAAGCTTCGCAAGTTGGGGCACCATCATTACAAGATCGATTCGGATGAGGATATCGACCGGTTCGTAGCGGAGGTGAACGCGGAGTGAGGTTCGTACCCCACCAATACCAGGAGTACGCAACAGCCCGCATTCTGGGCACGCCTTATATCGCCTTGCTTCTCGAGATGGGTTTGGGCAAGACGGTATCGACGCTGACCGCGATTGATCTTCTGCTGAACGACTACTTCGAGGCCGACAAGGTGTTGGTTATCGCGCCGCTTCGGGTGGCCGAGGACACATGGGCCCGCGAAATCGAGAAATGGGACCATCTGCGGCATCTGCGAATCAGCAAAGTGCTTGGGGGCGCGGAGCAGCGGCGCCGGGCCTTGAGAGCTGACGCGGATATCTGGGTCATAAACCGCGAGAACGTCGAATGGCTCGTCAGCGAATATGGCAGCAAATGGCCGTTTGATACGGTTGTGGTGGACGAGGTAAGCAGCTTTAAGAATCATCAATCCAAGAGGTTCAAGGCATTGCGGCGCGTCCGGCCGTTTATACGCCGCTTGGTCGGTTTGACCGGAACGCCGGCACCCAACAGTTTGATGGACCTTTGGGCCCCAATCTACTTGTTGGATCAGGGCGAACGCCTCGGCAAGACGATTACCGGCTTCCGCGATCGATATTTCACGCCGGGTGCCCGCAGCGGCCAGATCGTCTATGACTGGAAGCAGAAAAAGGAGTCCGAGCAGCGAATCTACGAGGCGATCGCAGACATCGTAGTGTCGATGAAAGCCTCCGACTGGTTGCAGCTTCCGGAGCGAATCGACCGGATCGTCCCGATCAAGCTGTCGGAGAAGTCCCGGGAGCTGTACAAGAAGCTGGAGCGCGATCTGCTGTTGCCATATGCCGATGCGGACGTCGTCGCCAATACGGCGGCCGTCTTGAGTAACAAACTGCGGCAAATGGCCTCCGGCGCCGTGTACGACGAGGAGCGAGGCGTCAAGCTGATCCACGACGCGAAGCTGGATGCGCTGGAGGACATCGTCGAGGCGGCGCAGGGGAAGCCGGTCATGGTGTTCTACGACTTCAAACACAGCCTATCCCGCATCCAGGAGCGATTCCCACAAGCCCGGACGCTGCGGAAGGGTAAAGACGGCAACGAAGACATCCGGGCATGGAATAACGACGAGATCCCGCTGTTGCTGCTGCACCCGAAGTCGGCCGGCCACGGCCTGAACCTGCAGGAGTCCAGCTGCCAGACGGTTGTCTGGTACGACCAGATATGGAGTCTGGAGGAGGACCAGCAGGCGAATGCGCGGGTCCATCGGCAAGGGCAGACGCGCCGGATCGTCGTCCTTCGCCTGGTAGCGGAGGGCACGATGGACGAGGAGACGGTGGAGGCGCTGAACCGAAAGGCGACCGGGCAGGAGGAGCTTATGCAAGCCGTCAAAGCCCGGATTGATCGAATTAAGAGCGAATAAGGGAGGGCCGGACATGAATCGAGATCAAAAACGCCGGTATTTCCAGAAATTTAAAAGCCTGTCCGCCGATGAGTTTTGGCGGCAGATGAACGTCCTGCATACCCGCGCATACGCCGCCGCGCAGCGCCATTACGGCGAAGCGATGGACATTGTTCTGCAGCCCAAACAGAAGGCGGCCGTCATCGCGAAAGCAAACGAGATCCGCGAGCTGTGGGATGGGATGCGGGCGATCACGACGGACGAAACGGAACGCGAATTTTTCAAAGACGAGGAGGGCGAAGGCCAATGAGCAAATCGCTGAGCAAAGAACAACTTGACGCCGTTGCGCGAGCAGCTGTGACCGCGGCGATGGAGTTTATCGAGAAGGAAAAGCAAAAACAGCAAAAGGTCAAACGGGACAAACGGCTCCGGAATACGAAATTGCTGCTAAAGCATTACCGTGATTTCGTCGCTCACAGCGAAACATTGCAAAACAAGCTTACCGCGATCGAAGAGGCTTCGATGTTGAATGAACTGCATGATGAGGAATTCGCGGTCGAGGCTATTAAACGGAGCGAGCAACGCACACTGGTGATGGTTCGTTTTATTCAACGGGCTTTGGATTCATATCAGGCGATGTGTGAAATGTCGAGGCAGCCGGAGGATTCGCGGCGGTATAAAATCGTCCATTCGCTTTACATTTCTGAGCAATTGACGACCATCGAGAAGCTGGCCGAACGCCACAATATCGATGTGAGCACGATATACAAAGACGTGAACGCAGCCTGCAAAACCTTGTCCGTCTTGATCTTCGGAGTCGACGGCATCCGTTTTGACTGAACCAAAACCACGCCAAAAAGCCGCCATTCTGTCGAAAATACAAACGTGATACTATGATATTGTGCAATACTTGAATACTGTTATCTCTCCCCCTCACATAGCCGCCATTTTTGGCGGCATTTTGTTTTCTAGGGATGTGATTTCGATGCCTGTTACGGAAGAATTGACCGGACGGGAGCTCCTACGCCGATTGTGCAGTCTCGAAAAGGCAGAAGAAACGCGGCGATTGAAAGAGCGGCAACCGCTAAAATGCAATGGTTGCGTGTGGGGCCGCTTCGAAGGTTCCGTGCAATACTGCATGCGGCCTGTGTGCGTAAAGGATGGGCGGTAAGGCGGCAAAACAAACATAACGCCGGGGGTGGTGGTGATGTAGATGTCCGAAGCCCATAAGTTGGCCGAGAAGGACTATTTGTCCGGATTAAAATATAAAGAGATCGCCGAGAAATACGGCGTTACGCTCAATACGGTTAAAAGTTGGAAACAGCGACATGGCTGGAGCCGGGAAAAGGGTGCACCCGTTGATAAAAGTGTGCACACAAATAAAGGGGGCGCGCCCCGGGGCAACCGCAACGCGTTAGGGAACAAAGGCGGGGCGGCCCCGAAGCGAAACGGCAATGCGATCAAGCATGGCCTATTCCGCAAGTTTCTGCCGGACGATCCGGAGACGCGGGAGATTTACGACAGTGCGGGTCAGATGAGCCCGCTCGATCTGCTGTGGGAGCAAATCCAGATCAAGTTTACGGCGATCATCCGGGCGCAGCGCATCATGTTCGTTCGGGATCGGGACGACCAAACGAAGGTCGTCAAAAAGGATCTCGACATCGGCACCGAATACGAGATCCAACATGCATGGGACAAGCAAGCCGCCTTCTTGACCGCACAGGCTCGGGCCATGACCGCGCTCACGTCGATGATTCGCCAGTACGAGGAGATGCTTCGGGCAGCGCCTCCGGATGAGCTGCGCGAGGAACGGCTGCTGCAAATCGAAAAGCTGCGTGTCGAGATCGCCAAGACGAAGGGCGCCGACGGCGGGGAGACTGAGGACGACGGCTTCCTCGAGGCGCTTAAGGGCAAGGCTGCGGAGGTGTGGGCCGATGAAGGCGCTACGTAAACCGGCGCCGTTCAAGTGGTCGCCATTTTCCGTCAAGCAGATTAAGGTCCTAACCTGGTGGATGCCTGAATCGCCGTATCGAGACATGGACGCCCTGATCGCCGACGGATCCGTCCGCGCCGGCAAAACGGTCGCCATGTCGTTCAGCTATATTTGCTGGGCGATGGACAGCTTCGTCAACGAACAATTCGGCATGGCGGGCAAGACGATCGGCGCGCTTCGCCGGAACGTCATTGGGCCGCTGAAGCGTATGCTCAAATCCCGCGGGTACGCCGTCCACGACAGCCAGACGGAGAACATGCTGACGATTCGCCGTGGGCTGGTGACGAACTACTTCTTCCTGTTCGGCGGCAAGGACGAACGCTCCCAAGACCTGATCCAAGGGATCACGCTCGCCGGCATGTTCTTTGACGAGGTCGCGCTCATGCCGCAGTCGTTCGTCAACCAGGCGACGGCACGCTGTTCGGTCGACGGGGCGAAGTTCTGGTTCAACTGCAACCCCGCCGGGCCGCACCATTGGTTCAAGGTGGAATGGCTCGATCAGCTCGAGAAGAAAAACGCGCTTCACCTGCACTTCACGATGGACGACAACCTGTCGTTGTCGGAGAAGGTTCGGGAGCGCTACCGTCGGATGTACTCGGGCGTTTTCTACAAGCGCTACATCCTCGGCCTGTGGGTATTGGCCGAGGGCGTCATATACGACATGTTCGACATGGGCAAGCACGTCGTGCCGACCATCGAGAGGCCGTACACGCAGTATTACGTCAGCTGCGACTACGGGACGCAAAACCCGACCACGTTTGGTCTGTGGGGCAAGAGCGCAGGCATTTGGTACAAGGTCAAGGAGTACCATTACGACGGCCGGGCCAAGAACCGCCAGAAAACGGACGAGGAGTATTGCGACGACCTTATCGCCTTCACCGGGAAGTTGCCCGTCATGGCCGTCATCATCGACCCATCGGCTGCGTCGTTCATTGCCGCCGTCAAGAAGCGCGGCGCGTTCCGTGTGCTGAAAGCCGACAATGATGTCGTGGACGGCATACGAGACGTCGCATCGGCGCTTGTTGAGGGGCTCATCAAATACAACGACTGCTGCAAAGAGACGTTCCGGGAGTTTTCGAGCTACGTCTGGGACGAGAAGGCAGCGGCGCGCGGCGAAGATAAGCCGGTTAAGGAAAACGATCACCAGATGGACGGGGATCGTTATTTTGTGCGCAGCGTGGTAAAGCGGAAAGGCGGCGTTTACTTTCCGAATGCCGGGTAGAAAGGAGGGACCCTATGAGTCCAGCCATGCGGGAAATTGTGAAAATCATCCAAGACGGAGCGGCCAGCGCGATGACGTTGGAGCAAATCATCCAGAACGAAATTAGCAGGTGGCAATCGTCCGAGGAGTACAGGCTGATGACGGAAAGCGACCAATATTATCGCAACAAGACGGCCATTCTCAAACGCGAACGAACGGTGATTGATAAGACCGGGCGGCGAGTCCGGGCGACCAATCTCGCCGACATCCGCCTCGTGAACGGGTTTTACCGAAAGCTGGTCGATCAGAAAGTCGGGTACTTGCTCGCCAAGCGGATGAGCGTGCAGACGGACAATAAGCAATACCTGGAACTGCTTTCCGGCTACTTCGGCCAAGCCATGCAGCAGCTCATGCAGAGCGTCGGCCGGGAAGCGATCAAAAAGGGCATCGCTTGGCTACACGTTTACTACGACGACGAGGGCCGACTGTCCTTTAAGCGAATGCGTTCGCAGGAGATCATCCCGTTTTGGCGCGATGAGGCGCACACGGAGCTGGACGCCGTCATTCGCGTCTACAAGGTCGAGGCTTATGAGGGTGTCAACCGTAGCGACGTGACAAAGGTCGAATGGTGGGACCAGAACGGGATCCGGCGGTATGTCCTTGATGGCAGGCTGATCCCAGATGTCGACGCAGGCGAGGAGTCGTCGCATCTCCTGCTTGTAGAAAATGACGGGACTGAAAAGCCATTCAACTGGAAGCGCGTCCCCTTTATCCCGGTCAAGTACAACGAGGAAGAGCAGTCACTCCTCGACTTGATTAAGACGCTGGTTGACGACTACGACGCCCGCAAGTCAGACAACGCGAACAATCTGGAGGATCTGCCGAACAGCATTTACGTTGTAAAGGACTATGGCGGCACGACGGCGGAAGAGTTCCGCGAAAATATCAACCGATACCGCGTCGTGTTTACGGAGGGGGAGGGTGGCGTCACGACGGTCAGCCTCGAGATTAACACCGAAGCGTACACGGCCCATCAAGCCCAAAACCGAAAGGACATTTACGAGTTCGGCCGGGGTGTCGATACGCAGTCCGAGCGGATCGGCAGCAGCCCGTCCGGGATTGCGCTGAAGTTCTTGTATGCGGATCTCGACATGGACGCCAACACCATCGAAACGGAGTTCCAGGTTAGCCTCGAAAAGCTGCGCTGGTTCATCGATGTCCATATCGCCAATGCGACCGGTACCGACTACAGTGCGGAGAAGGTCGATTTTATTTTCAACCGGGACATCCCGATCAACGAGACGGACACGATCAACAATATCAAGTCCAGCTCCGGCATCATCTCGAACGAAACGCTTGTCGCGAACCATCCGTTCGTTACTGATGTGCAAGCCGAGCTCGAACGGCTGAAGAAGGAGCGAGAGGCCGATCCGGACCCGTACGCCACACCCGGAAGCGCTGATTCGGAAGGCGATGAAGAATGAAGTCGGCCGAATACTGGCAGCAGCGGAGCGAGCAGGTCGCCAAGCTTCAGCATGAGAAGACGGACGCCTACATCACCAAGGTGAAGCGCGAGTACGATCGGGCTCTGAAAACGATCAAGGCGGACATCGATTCGTTTCACCGCCGCTTTGCGGTGAACAACGAGATCAGCATGGCCGAGGCGCGAAAGCTGCTGACCAAAGGCGAGCTGAAAGAATTTCGGATGACGCTCGAGGAGTTCACGGCAAAAGCGAAGGACAACGCGGACGGCCGATGGACGCAAATGCTGAACAACGTCTACTACCGGACGCGGATCACGCGGCTCGAAGCGCTGCAGATCCAGATCCGACAGCAGGCGGAAATGCTGGCGGGCGGCGAGCAGACTGGCACCCGGGCCCTGCTGAAAGACGTGTACAGCGACACGTATTATCGGACGATGTACGAGCTGCAGAAAGGAACGGGATTCGGCGCTTCCTTCGCCCGACTCGATCCAGACGGCCTCGAGAAAGTAACGGCGACGGAATGGCTTGGCTCAAACTACAGCAAGCGGATATGGGGGAACCGGAACAAACTCGTCAACGAGCTGCGGACCCGGCTTGCACAGTCGATCATCCGCGGCGACAGCGCCGATCGGATGACGGATATGCTGGCCGAGCGGATGGGCGTTGCCAAGTCGAACGCGGCCCGCCTCATCCGCACCGAAAGCAGCTTTATGGTTGGCGAAGCAACCGCGGCCGCGTACTTTGAAAACGGCATCGTGGACAAATACGAGATCCTCGCCACACTCGACGGCAAGACGAGCGCAATATGCCGTGGCATGGACGGCCATGTGTTCGAATTACGGGACCGAGAGGTCAACGTCAATTATCCGCCGTTCCACTCCAATTGCCGGACGACGGTCGTCCCGTTCTTCCACGAGGAGATCGACGCTGGCGAGCGGATCGCCCGCGACGAGGAGGGCAAGTCGTATTTCGTGCCCGGCGACATCAAGTACGAGGACTGGAAAAAGCAGTATGTGGACTCCCCGAACCCGCCAAAAAGTGGTATAATAGATCAAATATCGTACCGGAAGTTCTCAAACGTTGCCGAGCTCAAAGAGTGGGAAAACAAGGTGACTCCGCCATGGCTTGACTCCTTGTCGGAAGATGAGCGAAAATCCATCGTGAGATACACTGGCAGCTCCTACGTCGAGATCAACGAGAATTTGCGGAATGGTGGTGGCCAGGAGCGGTATGATGAGCTTGCGCGATATATCAGCGCAGGCATTAACAAATTTGAGCTGAAAGACAACATCACCGTCTACCGGGGCATGAGGTCGAACATTTTTGGCGTCCCAGCTGAAGACTTGGTAGGCGTGGAATTCACGGAAAAGGCGTTCTGGAGTACGTCCATGATTGAGGAAAAGCAGTTTTCCGGTTTATTGCAAATGGAGATCCGAGTACCGGCGAAAAGCCGTGGCGCTCCGATCAATCCGCTTAGCGAGTACAAGGATGAGGAATACGAGTTTCTGCTGGACGCCGGGACGCATTTCCGTATTGTTGAGGCGTCGGAGGAAGACGGCAGGCTCAAATTAATTGTTGAGGTGATTGCAGATGCCGATTAGAGAGGATCGACTGGATCGCTTTATCGCGAAGCCTAGCGACATCATCATCACGAAATCGCCCACAGATGTGAAGCGAGAGAAAGAAGCCGCCGAGAAAAACGATCAGCCGAAGAAGGATTAAGGAGCACTCACGAATACGCGTGGGTGCTTTTTGTTTGGCCGAACGGGCCCCGGGTGAGACTTCCGGGGCCTAAAATATACCGGACACAACCGGGACAAAAAGTGAGGATGAGCAGAAATGGAATGGTTGAAGCAGCTTTTGAAGGCGCAAGGGCTCACGGACGAGCAGATCACGGCAATCGTGGGAGGGGTGGAAGCGAATTACAAAGGGTGGGTACCCGAGCATCGATTCAAGGAAGTGAACGAGGCCAAGAAGACGGCCGAGGACGCCTTGAAGGATCGGGACAAGCAGCTGGAAGAGCTGAAGAAAACGGCCGGAGACAACGCCGCGCTGAAGGAGCAGATCGAGAAGCTGCAGGGCGAGAACAAGGCCGCGAAGGAGAAATACGAATCCGAGGCGAAGGAGCTCCGCCTCAACACGGCGCTCAAACTCGCGCTGGCCGGGAAAGCCCATGACCCCGACATCGTTGCTGGTTTGCTGGACAAATCGAAAATCGAGCTTGACGAAAACGGCAATGTGAAGGCCGGATTCGACGAGCAGCTGAAGGCCCTACAGACGAGCAAGGGCTTTTTGTTTGTCGAGCAAAAGCCGCCAAGCTACAAGGGTTTCGTCCCCGCAGACGGCAAAACCGACAAGGGTGACGGAAGCGGATCGCTCGGAGCCAGTTTTGCAAAGTCGGCCAATGAAAGCGGAAAAGCCCCCGCGGCCGCAAATAACCCGTGGGCTTAAATTAAGGAGGACCGGAAACCATGCCATACGTAAAAAGCTACGGCCCGATCCAGGAGATCAATTTCTTGGCGAGCGCCCAATTTACCGCATTCACCTACCAAGTAGACGACGCCGGCGTCACGGCGAACGCCCAAGGGCGGAAGATCGTCCCGGCCGGCACCGTGTACCCGGCGAATGACGCGACCGCGATCGGCATTCTGCTGACCGATACCGACGTCACGGAAGGTCCCCAACCGGGCAGCGTCCTGGTGGAGGGTTGGATTTTGGAGGCGCGCCTGCCGGTAGCGCCCGCAGCAGCTGCCAAAACGGCCATGCCGGCCATCAAATTCAAAAAGGTCGTGTAATCGACCGACCAAGGAGGACAAACCATGCCTAGTGTTATGGATCTGTTTAACCACCGCGAGGTACTGAATTACCTGCAAAACCGCCAATACCCGGTACTGCTGGGAGAGGCGCTTTTCCCGGAGGTCAAGCGCGACAGCTTGGAATTCGATCTCATCAAAGGCGCTCGCCGCATCCCGGTCGTCGCCAGCGTTCACGCGTTCGACACCGAGGCGGAGATCGGCAGCCGTGAGGCCAGCAAGCAGGCACTCGCGCTTGCGCTCATCAAGCGGAAGCTGCCGCTCAAGGAGAAGGACATCATCGCGCTGGAGAATCCGCGCTCGCAAGCCGAACAGCAGTATCTCATGAGCGAAGTGTACAACGACATCGACGTTCTGGTCGCGGGCGTTCGGGGACGCGTCGAAGTCATGCGAATGGAGGCGACCGCAAACGGTACGGTTACGCTGGCCGAAAACGGTCTGTCCGCGACCATCGACTATGGCGTACCGAACAACCACAAGGAAGTGCTGTCCGGTACGGATTTGTGGACCGATCCGACAAGTGACCCGATCACGCAGATGCAGGATTGGTATGCGACGCTCGGCACCAAACCGAAACGGGTCCTGACTTCCGGCGCGGTACTTGCGGCGCTGCTGCGCCACCCGAAAGTTGTCGGTGCGCTGTTCGGCAACAATTCAGCCCGCGTCGCGACCCGACTCGATTTGAACGCACTTTTGACCCAACTGGAGCTCCCGACGATCGCCATTTACGACGACGTGTACCGGAAGCAGAAAGCGGACGGCTCGTACGAGCAGCTCCGCTACTTCCCGCAAAACAAATTCGTCATGATGCCCGAAGGACCGCTGGGTGAAACGATTTACGGCCCTACCGCCGAGGAAATCCGCTTGATGCGCGATCCGTCGATCCAAACGCAGATGATCGGCAAGGTCTTGGCAATGGTATACGAGGAGGACGTCGATCCGGTGAGCACGTGGACGAAAGCGGTCGCCACAGCCTTGCCGAGCTTTCCGGCGGCGGACGAAGTATTCCAAGCGCAGGTAATCTAAGGGGGCGAACACGATGGTCGTAACACCGAAACAAATCCCGGTCCGCCATAACGGCAAGCGGTTCGCCCCCGGCGAGCCGTTTGAGATCGACCGTAAAGGATACGAACGGATCGCTTCGCATCTCGACATTCTTGACGAGGATGACGAGCAGGAGGTGGCCGATCCGGCGCTTGAAGCGTTGCGGGAACGCGGGAAAGAACTTGGCATTCGCGGCTGGCATAGCATGGGTCCCGAGAAGCTGGCCGCCGCGGTTGCGGAGAAGGAAGCGGAGCTTGCCGCTCAAGGTACACCGGGTGGGGATGATCCGGCCGCTCAAGGCGGTGCTGGTGATGGCGATCAATAAAGCCGATATCCGTGTCCTTGTGAAGCGTCGCCTCGGACTTGCAATCGAGAACGAAACGCATGACGACTTGATCGGCCTGTACATCGACGCGGTTGAGGAAGGCATTCGGAACTTTATCCACGACCGCGAGGTCCCCGACGGTCTGAAGCAAACTTGGGCAGCAATGGCGGCGAGCGCTCTTTTTACGGAGCAGCTCGCCGTGCTGTTCCCGCCTCCCGACCCGGTCGAGGCATTTGAAACCCAGATCGGCGATACGACCGTCAAACCGATCAAACCTGTCATCAATACGGCGCCGCCGGGGCCCAGCTTGGCCGCCATCGAGTCGGTCATGTTTGATTACAAATCCAGCTTGATCGCCTACCGGAAAATGAGGTGGTAGCGTGGACACAACCAAACACCGCGCCGCCATCGAGCGGCTGTACACCGACCGGGCCACGATCCGTCGGAATGTCGAGTACCAGGCACCCAACCGGGCCACGCGCCAGGAGGTCCAGACGATCTATATCGATCAGCCGTGCCGGATGTCCATGCGCGCACTCGCGCAGAACGATCAGACGGAGGCGCAGAACGACGTCCGGTACGAGATCAAGCTGTTCATATCCCCGGAGCTTGAAATCCGTCAGGGCGACGTTGTGACGCTTACACGAGGCGCCCGAAACTGGACCTTGACCGCGGGCGAGCCGTTTCCGTACACGACGCATCAGGAAATCAGCCTGCAGCGAAAGGGGTACGCCTAATGCCGAAATGGGGGGCCTTCGATTTTGAAGCCCTGAAGCGCATGGCCGACCGCTTTCAGAAGGCGGTCGACGGAGGCGTCGTGGACATGTTCATCCGCGACTTCCTCCTCGAGATGGCCTACCGCGCCGAGCGGAAAATCAAGAAGCGGACGCCGGTTGACACCGGGGAGCTGCGGCGGAACTGGACGGTCGGGAAGATCCAGCGGATCGGGGACGGCTACCTCGTCGAGATATTCAACAACACGGAATACGCCTCTTTCGTCGAGCACGGGCACCGAACCGGGGAGGATCTGACGAAGTGGGTCGAAGGGCGGTTCATGATGACGATTTCGATGAAAGAGATCGAACGCGAGCTGCCGCAGTACCTTGAGCGGCGACAACGGACGCTGCTCGAACAAATTTTGGGCGAATGAAGGTGGATAGGCCATGGAGATCAACGACGTCCGTAATGGCGTAGTCGGTGCGCTGGCCGATGCTTTCCCCGCGAGCAAGATCCACGACGAGGAGATCCGTCAAGGGCTTCGGCTGCGGGACTTCTTCGTCAAGCTGCTGACGGCGGATCAGACCCGGGAGGTCGGCCGCCGGTACATGCGGACGCATTCGTTCGACGTGCATTTCTTTGCGGACACGTACGAGGAGTGCCACGCGGTCGCATCCACGTTGTACGACATCATGGAATACATCACGGTGGCCGGCGGGAAGGTCCGGGGGACGCGCATGAACCACGAGATCGTCGAAGACGTGCTTCACTTCTACGTCGATTATGACTTCCATATCATGCGACCGGCTCCGAGCAATCCCCTTATGGGACAAATGGAACAGGAGGCGAGCGTCAAGCCATGAAAAAGCAAACCGAGTCGGCCGAGCCGACCTATAGCAAGGAGCAGGTTCTCGCCTCGAAGCAGTTTACCGTGCAGGAGAAAGACATCCTCCGGGCGCTGCTGCAGGACGGGACGCCGTATACGCTGGAAAAAGCGCGTGCGGTCGTAAAGGAATTTTTGAACAAGGAGGCCCGATAAGATGGCAGGAGGCACATGGGTCACGCAGAACAAAGTCCGCCCGGGCATTTACATCAATTTCGTCAATCGGGCGCAGCTCGGCACCGTCGGGGAGCGCGGCGTGATGACGATGGCGCTGTCGCTCAGCTGGGGCGCCCCGAAGACGGTCATCACGCTCAACGCCGGCGATGACCTGAAGGACGTACTCGGCTACGACATCACGGCGCCGCAAATGCTGCTGATTCGCGAGGCATTCAAGCGCGCGCAGACAGTCCGGTTGTTCCGGCTCAATACCGGGACGAAGGCGACGGCCACACACGGCAGCCTGACCGCGACGGCCAAGTACGGTGGGCTCCGCGGGAACGACATCAAAATCGTCGTCCAAACCAACATCGACGATTCTGCGAAATTCGACGTCAAAACGCTCGTATCGGACGTCGAGGTCGATTTGCAGACGGTCGCGAATATCGCCGGCCTGACGAGCAATGCATGGGTCGATTTCTCCGGGACAGGGACGCTCACGACGACGGCGGGCGTGCCGCTGACAAACGGCGCGGATGGTTCGGTCGCGAATCAGGACCATTCGGACTATTTGGCCGCGATCGAGCTGCACGAGTTCCAGACGATGGCGCTGCCGGCGACCGACTCGACTTTGAAGTCCGTCTACATCTCGTTCGTCAAGCGGCTCCGGGAGGACGAAGGGCGTAAAATCCAGCTCGTCGTCGAGAACTATCCGGCAGCCGATTACGAAGGCGTCATTAGCGTGAAGAACGGCGTCAAGCTGGCGGACGGAACGACGATCCCGGCGGCACAGGCGACCGTGTGGGTGGCCGCGGCGACCGCCGGAGCGGAAATGAACGAGTCGCTGACGTATGCGGCGTACAACGACGCCGTTGACGTCGACACGCGGTACTCCAACTCGCAGATCGAGGCAGCGCTGAAGGCTGGCGAGTTCGTGTTCATCCCGAACAACGGCCGCGCCGTCGTCGAGCAGGACATTAATACGCTGACCGGCTTCACGCCGGAGAAGGGCAAAGCGTTCTCCAAAAACCGCGTCATCCGCGTCTTGGACGGGATCGCCAACGACTTCAAGCGGATTTTCGAATCGTTCTACATTGGCAAGGTGAACAACAACGCCGACGGCCGGAACCTGTTCAAGAAGGAATGCACCGGCTACCTGGCGACGCTGCAAGGAGTCAACGCGATCCAGAATTTCGACGTGCAGACCGACGTCACCGTCCTGCCGGGCAACGATACGGACGCGATCGTCGTCAACGCCGCCGTGCAGCCGGTCGATTCGATCGAAAAGGTCTATATGACCGTGATCAACGCGATCCAGAATTTCGACGTGCAGACCGACGTCACCGTCCTGCCGGGCAACGATACGGACGCGATCGTCGTCAACGCCGCCGTGCAGCCGGTCGATTCGATCGAAAAGGTCTATATGACCGTGGAGGTGAACTGACATGTCGTTTCTTAGAGCGCAAGACACGATTTCCGGCCAAGAAGGCCGCGCGTACGCGACGATCACCACCGCTTCGGGGCAGGTTATCAACGAGGAGATGTTCTACATCAAGTCCCTCGAGGCCACGATCGAGAAAGAGAAATCCGAGGTCAAGACGCTTGGCCGACGCGGCACGCAGCATAAGGCGACCGGCTGGACGGGTACCGGGTCGATGACGATCTACTACGTCACGTCGACGTTTCGGCAAATCATGTACGACTATATCGAGAAGGGGATCGATACGTACTTCGATATCGTGGTGACCAACGAGGACCAGACATCGAGCGTCGGCCCACAGACGGTCGTGTTGAAAAACGTCAACCTCGACAGTGTCGTCATCGCAAAGCTCGATACGGAAAGCGAAACGCTCGACGAAGATATCGACTTTACCTTCGACGGCGTCGAACTGCCCGAGACATTCAAAAAGCCCGTTTCGGGCTAATCCAGGAGGCATAAACCATGAGTGAATTATCCGCATTTTTCGCGCAAAACGTATCCACGGAGATCGTCGAATCGTTCGTGGTGTCCGAGCGGTTCAAGGATAAGGATGGCAAACCGATCGAGTGGAAGCTGCGCGCGGTGACGCAAGATGAGTCGGAGGCGATCCGGAAAGCCTGCACCCGGGTCAAGAAGGGCCCGGGCGGCTCCTCCATCCAAGAAATCGACCAAGGGGAATTCATCGCCAAGATGGCCGCGGCGAGCGTTCAGTTTCCGAACCTGAAGGACACGGCGCTGCAGGACTCCTACGGCGTTAGGGGCGCTGAGGTCCTGCTTCGGAAAATGCTGCTTGCCGGCGAATACGCCGCCTTGCTCACGAAGACGCAAGAGCTCAGCGGCTTTGACCGCGATATCAACGAGGATATCGAAGCAGCAAAAAACTGATCGAGGGGGGCGACGGGGAGGCGAATTACGCCTACTACGCCCTCCATGAGCTCGGCATCAAGCCGTGGGAATTCGCGGAGCTGCCGCAGCGCCACAAAGCGATGCTAATCGCCATGATCGACATCCGCATCAAGGCGGAGAAGCAAGCACAGGCCAAAAAGCCGAAAAAGAGGTAAGGCAAAATGCGACTTTTCTCCCCGGCCCGCGTAAAGATGTGATAATATGGATGTAAATTTTGGTAGCCGGGGAGGAAATCGCTTTGAAGAAATTTGTCGCAGGAATCATTGTAGGGGTGACGCTGACGATTGGGTCTAGCGTGTTCGCCGATCAGATCAAGCAATTCGTTTTGACCGCAGCCTCCTATCCGATCTTTGTCAACGGAAAGGAATTCGCGGATCCGGAGCACCCGGTTCTGAACTATGAGGGCTCGACATACGTCCCGTTGGCGAAGCTGGGGGACTTGACCGGGGTGCAATACAAATGGAATGATGACCTGAAGCGGGTTGAAATAGATACGAAGCAAGCGGGTTCCACCGATCCGGCCGCGCCGGGAACGTCGACGGGCTCAGTCGCAAAACCGGGCTCGGGACTGCCGCAGGGCGGTGTCTTGACGCCTGACGTCGAGATCAGGGAGAGTACCGAATCAGGGTTCTTTACCCGTGATGGCGTCGTCATGTACGAAGCGGTTGACCGTGCCGGAAACAATCTCGGAGTTTTCTCGGATGAGGACGAGGAGTCGTACATGATGGCGAAATTGGAAAACAAGCCTCTACCGCCAAAACTGAGCGAGGGGTGGATGCAAGGCGGCTTTCTTTACAAGGTATATCAGGTCGATAGCAAATATGAGGGGAACGACCTTGTCTTTTATCCTATAGCAAAGAAAGACACCGAGGTTCTGAAGGAACTTGCCAGACTGAATTTGCCCTCCGACTGGCGGGATAAGGAATCTGGAGAAACAACCGCAAACGGAATCAAGGTAAAGCGGCACAACAAGATCAACTACTTCAGCATAGAGGACTTGAAAAAGGTCGGACTCATCGGATAAGCGCCCACTTGGGCGCTTTTTCATGGCCGGAAAGGGGGTGGAAGATGGCGACCGTTCAAAGCACGCTGCAGCTGTTCGATGCGTTCACGCGCCCGCTGCATGCCATAACGCAGGCTCTTCATTCAACGCTGAACGCCATGGAGCAGCTTCAGACGGCGACGAACCGAAACTCGAATATTGGTCGTTCCTTCGACGCAGCCCGTTCCAAGATCACGGCAGCCGAGGCGGAGATCCAGCAGGCGATCGACAAGTCGACGCATTCGCAAAACGCCTTTAACAAGTCCGTCAAAGACGGGGAGAAGGCGACCAGTAGTCTTGTGGACCGGGTGAAAGGCTTTGCGGCAGCATACCTCGGGTTTGAAGCAGCAAAGGGGCTCACCCAAGTCACGATCGGCGGCGCGATGGAGCAGGAGAAGCTGCAGGACATGTTCAAGGCGCGGACGGGCGACGATCAGGTCGGGGCGGCCATGTTTGAGAAATTCAAGGCGGATGCGTTGAAGGCCGGCATGGACGTCAAGGATGCCTTGCAAGGGACGCTCTCGTTCTTCTCGACCACGCAAGACACGAAGCAGCTTGAGAAGCTGAACAACCTGACCCAGCGTCTCAATGCCTTCGATAGCGCGGGCAACGGGCTCGAGGGCGCGGCGTTTGCGCTGAAAGAGGCGATGAGCGGCGACATCGTGTCGCTGGCCGAGCGGTTCAACATGTCGAAGACGGACATCCGGGCGTTCAAGATCGACGAGCTCGGGAAAGCCGGGGACATCGACGGGTTCCTCAAGGCGTTCGACCAGCTGCTCGAAAAGCAGAAGATGGGACAGGCCGCTTTCGAAAAGATGCTCGCGAGCCCGGCCAAGCAGGCGGAGATCCTGAAGAATAATTTGAAATCGGGACTAGCCGACGCCGGCGGGGCCGCGATGCGCGGGCTGCTTCCGTTAATCCAACTACTGAACACGTCCTTCAAAGAAGGTCGATTTAACGGATTTTTCAGGGCGTTGGAAGTGGGCTTGCGAATTACCGCGACCTTGTTTGGCCTACTCGTCCGCGGGGCACTTTGGTTTGGTGACGTCATTCAACGGCTAGGGCCAACGGTCGGGGCCATACTCGCCATGATCGGCGTTTGGTTGACGGTCCACCTTATCGCCAAGCTTTGGGCGGCCCTACCTCCGCTGTACGCACAGGTGGCGGCATGGCTCGCGATCAACTGGCCGATTCTGCTGATTATTGCGGTCATCGGTCTATTGGTGTTCGTTCTGACCCGTTTCGGAGTAACAGGGGAGCAGATTGTCGGCGCAGTATTCGGGGCGTTTATGGTGCTGTTCGCTTATCTGTACAACCAGGTCGCGATCGCCTGGAACCTGTTCGCATCGTTCGCCGAATTTTTGATCAATTTGTTCATTGACCCCGTTTACGCCGTCAAAAAACTGTTTTATGACTTAGCGATGCTCTTCCTCGAGGTGAACAGGAAGATGATCCGCGGCGCCGAGGATTTCGCGGGCTCGTTCATGACAACGGTGCTCAAGGCGATCAATGCCGTTCTGAAGGGCATTAACTGGCTTATCGACGGCTTGAACAAGCTGCCGGGCTTCGACATCAAGCAGCTTACACTTTTTGACGAGACGAACGTCCACGCGGTCAGCGACTCGATTTCGAAGATCATGGACCAGCTCTCGCAGCCGACCAGCGACAAAAAGGTCGTCTCGATCGCCCGGATGGAGCAGAAGGACTACAAGAACGAGTTCGACTACGGATACAAGGCCGGCGCGAACCTCGTCGGCAAGGTGAAGCAAGCGACCGATTTCGGCGGCGTCTTGGATAACTGGAACAAGAACAACGTCAATATCAACAGGGTCGACGAGGTCGGCAAGATCAAGGACAAGGTCGATATTTCCAGCGAAGACCTGAAAGTCTTACGCGACTTGTCCGAGATGCGGAACATCCAGAATTTCGTCACCTTGACACCGGTCGTACGCGTGCAGACCGGAGACATCCGGAATGACGTGGATCTGGACGATGTCATTCGTCAAATCGAGGATCGAATCGTGACAGAAATCGCTTCTACAGCGGAGGGGATATATGGCAACTAGGTATGAGAATATCCATGCGATACGGTTGAGCTTCAACAACGAGGCGGAGGGCTTCCGCCTCCCGATCAATCCCGAATCGATCGAGGTCCGGCAAAGCGTGAGCGGGAAGACGTATGACATCGTCGGGGGAGGGATCAACGCCATTCCAAAAGAGGACGAGTCCATCGGGGAGATCAATGTCATCAAGGGCCCGCAACTCATGGAGATAAGCTTCAAGAGCTTTTTTCCAGTGAATAATTCCCTCGTTATTGATGGCGTGAACCTAAAAGAACCAATGTGGTACGTGAATAAATTACGAAGTTGGATGCATACAAAGCGACCGATTCGCTTTATTTATGTCGGCTACTTTGCAGCTACAAGCCTTGCGCAGCAAGAGCGCGAAGTACATGACATCAACATCCCCGCGTCCATCGAGAAATTCGAATGGAGGGAAGTCGCGGGCAGCCCGGGCGACATCGAATACGAACTTGCGCTGAAGGAATATCGCTTCTATGCGGCGCGCCGGTACGACGTCGTACAAGAAGACGGGAAGACGATCCTGTACACGCGTCCGAACGAGCGCCTGGACGAGCGGGTCCGACCGGAGACGTACACGCTGCAGCCGGGCGATAACCTGATAAATGTCGCCATGCGCTTTTATAACACGGACAGCTCCCGGTACAAAGACATTCTGGCGCTCAACGGGATCACGGACGCGGAGATGAAGCAGCTGGCGCCCGGCCGGGTCATCAAGCTGCCGGCCAACTAGGGGGTGAAGCGCCTTGCGTGTAGAAATATCAATCGACAACCGAGACGGCAACGTATGGGACCTGTCCGGGTTGGTCCCGGGCTTCACGTGGCGGACGGCCCGGATCGGCAAGGCAGGTAGCCTGACGCTCTCATTCGTGAAAGGCGGGCTGTACGAAAGCCGGTATTTCGCGTACAACCCGGGGGACGTCGTACGGGTCCGGGTGGACGACCGGGACGTCTTCTATGGCTACATCTTCGGCGTGGATACCGGCAAGGACGAAGAGGTCACAATCACGGCCTACGATCAGATGCGTTATATGATGACATCGGACACGTACGTATTCCAGAATACGACGGCCACAGAGATCATCCGGAAGATTGCAAGCGACTTCGGTCTGACGGTTGGAGAGCTGGCGGACACCGGTTACGCGATCCCGGCCATGGTCGAGGACGGCTCCAAGCTGCTCGACATCGCGTGCAAGGCGCTCGACTTGACGCTGACCGCGACCCAACAGAACTTTGTCCTGTACGACGATTTCGGGTCGCTGACGCTGCGCAACGTGGAGGACATGGCGCTCGATGTCGTAATCGGCGACCGCAGCCTGTTATTTGACTACAAGCATACCCGGTCGATCGATTCGGACTCGTACAATCGGATCATGATCGTCCAGGACAATAAGAAGACCGGACGCCGGGACTTGTACATCACGCAAGATTCGTCCACGATTGCGCGGTGGGGGCTGCTGCAGCTGTACCAAAAGGCGGACGAGAACATGAACGAGGCGCAGATCATCGAGGCCATGAACAATCTGATCGAGCTGAAAAACCGGGAGACGCGGACGTTTCGACTCGAGGCGATCGGCGACTTGCGGGTCCGGGCCGGCAGCTACATCATCGTCGATATCGCGGAGTTTGGCCTTTTGCAGTATTGCCTCGTCGATGAGTGCATCCACAAGTTCGAAGGGGCTGACCATACCATGGAATTGGAATTGAAGGTGTACGGATGAAGAGACTTGTCGAAGCGATCAAGCAGGCCGGTGTCGGTGCTGTCGATGCGACGCGGCCGGTTATTGTCCAATACGGCACGGTGACCAAGACAAATCCTCTCGAAGTGAACGTCGATCAACGACTCACGCTTCCGGAGGATTTTTTGATTGTCCCGGAGGAGCTGACGGAATACAAGGTCACGGTCAGCACGACAAGCGGCCCGCAGGAAATCGTCATCCGGAAGGCGCTGGCGGTGGGCGAGGGCGTCGCGCTGCTCCGGGTGCAAGGTGGGACACAATATTTCATCCTCGGAAGGGTGGGGACGTAGCATGCTCCCACAGGGCGGTATAAAAGCGACGATTGCGACGGGGGCGGACGTGCGGCAGCAGCCGACCCGGACGTATGCGATCGTCGGGAACCGGATCGTCGGGCAGGTCGACGGCCTCGAAGCCATGAAACAGGCCGTATTCAAGGTGCTGCAGACGAACCGGTTCGAGCACACGATCTACAGCGGCAACTACGGCCACGAGCTAAACGAAGCGCTCGGCGCGGATCCAGGCGTCGCGAGGTCGATCGTTGGACGCCGGATCAAGGAGGCGCTGCTCGTCGACGACCGCATTCGAGCGATCGAGGGTATGGAGATCACGACGAACGGCGACGCGCTGACGGCTACCTTCACGGTCGTGACGCAATTCGGCAATTTCAAGATGACGACGGAGGTGTAGCATGTACGAGCATCTAACCTATGCCGCAATTCTCAAGCGCATGCTTGACCGCGTCCCAAACAGCGTGGACAAGCGCGAGGGCGGTATCATATACGACGCGCTGGCGCCGGCGGCCGCCGAACTGGCGCTGATGTATATGGAGCTCGACTCGAACATGAACCTGTCCTTTGCGGACACCGCGACGGGGGAGTACCTGGAACGCCGGACTGCTGAGTATGGGATCAACCGGGAGCCGGCGACCAAAGCAAAGCGGAAAGGGCTATTCTTCGGTGCCGCAAACGCGCCGGTCGACGTGCCGCTCGGCAGCCGCTTTTCGATCGGGAGCGTCACCTTCGTCACGGTGAAGAAGCTGGCGACTGGACAATTTGAGATGGAGGCCGAAACGGCCGGCACGGTCGGCAATACGGTATTCGGTACGCTGCTCCCGATCGATTACGTGCCGGGGCTCTCTCGCGCGGAGCTGGCGGATGTGCTCGTACCCGGCGAAGACGAGGAGACGGACGCCGCGCTGCGGAGTCGGTACTTGTCCGCGATCAATGAGCAGCCATTCGGCGGCAACATTGCCGATTACAAACGGAAATTCGACGAGATCCCGGGCGTCGGCGGTGTCAAAGTCTTCCCGGCGTGGCAGGGGGGTGGGACGGTCAAGGCAACGTTGATCGCCAGTGACTTTACTGTTCCGTCCGCGCAGCTGGTCAACGACGTGCAGACGATGATCGACCCGGTCGTAAACAGCGGGGAGGGCGTCGGGCTCGCACCGATCGGCCATAGCGTGACGATCGCGGCTGTTGCGGCGCTCACGGTCAACGTCGAGACGACGGTCACGCTGGCGAGCGGCATTACGATTGGACAGGTCGAGGGTGACATCCAGCAGGCCGTCAGCGATTATTTGCTGTCACTCCGGCAGGCGTGGAAGGACGAAACGCAGCTCGTCGTCCGGGTCAGTCAGATCGAGGCGCGCATCCTCGGCGTCGACGGTGTCGATGACGTTACGGCCACGAAGATCAACGGCTCGGGTAACAACTTGACGCTCGGCACGGAGCAAATCCCGACGATGGGGACGGTGACGATCCATGGAGCGTAGGCCGCTCATGACGTACTTGCCGGAGCTGTACCGGGACATCAAGGATTTTGTCGAGCTAATGGAAACCGAGGACGTAGAGCTGGACGATCTGGCCGGCGCGATCGAGCAGCTGCTCGACGATCAATTCGTCATGACGTCCAGCGAGGCGGCGATCAAACGGCGCGAGCAGCAGCTTAACATCAAGGCGGACCCGACGAACGAATCGCTCGACTTCCGGAAGATCCGGATCATCAACCGGTATACGACGAAACCGCCGTTTACGGTTAGGTATTTGCAGGATCGGCTCGATTTCCTCGTCGGCGCCGGCAAGGCCACGGTTGAGGTCGATGTCCAGAATTTCGTCCTGAAGGTGACCGTGGATATCCCGGACGCGGCGATCTTCAAAGAGATGGAGTACACGATCAAGACGGTCAAGCCGGCCAACCTGGTCTATATCCAGTCGACGGCGCTCGCCGCGCAAATCGGGCTGCAGGAGCGCATCTATAAAATCCCGCTGAACCGGATGACCCAGCTGTCGACGACTTGGAAGATCGGGCAAACGCCGTTCGCCGCGCGTGGGCAGGAGGTGCAAGTAAAATGATCGATGCAGGCTACTTAGCTGAGCTGACCGAGTACACCGACGACAAGATCGCGAAAGTCGTGCTGAACGGCGGGGCTTACGAGATCACAACGTTCCAAATCAAGCAGACGACCGGGAACGTGCTGCTGATGGAGTTCCTTGTTCCGGCCGGATCCGTCTCGGAGATCACGCTCATCGAGCTGCGCAGCGCCACCGGGCAGCTTGTCAGCTCCAACAACGTATTCGTCCCGATCACGACGGACACGGTCATCAAGCAAACGATCAAGACCATGGAGGTGTAGGACTTGCCTTACAACGCAAAAACGAATTGGCAGTACGGAGAGACGGTCACGGAAGCGGACGCGAACCGCTGGGAGCAGGGGATCAAGGACGCGCATACGCAGATCGACCCGGGCGCCGACATCCCCGTCACCATCCCGCAGGGCGTCAGCATCGTCAACGCGGAGCGGACGTCGCGGTTCAAGGAGCTTCGGACGACCGGGCGAACGCTTGTCAATTATCTCGGTCGCGACGGGAATTTCGAGATAACGACTCGATGGGCGGGTTATGCGACGGAAGGCACGGCATCCGTCACGCCGGACTCTAGCAAGGTGCTCGGAACGCAATCCTTGACGATACAGGGCTCGCTTACAAATTCCGTCGCGATCCTGCATCGGTTAGCTCCGGCTGTATTGGATACGTCAAAATTTTATTTGTTTTCGGGCTATGTACGCTCGGATCATCGAGCGGGGATTGCTATTGGTACGACCCCGGGCAATGCTTCCGGTGGTGCATCTACGGGACTTGTCGCCGGAGACGTAACAAAATGGCGGATGATGTACGTCACGTTCAAGCCTACGGCAACAACGCTATACGCGTTCGGACTCGTAGAGGGTACCGCGACCGAAGCGCCGCTCGCCGGATTCGATGCTTTCCAGCTCTACGAAATCACGGCGGCCGAAAAAACGTACATCGACGGCCTGTCCGCATCCGACGCGCAAAAATATATCGCCGCCAAATACCCGTACGTCGACGACATGAAGTCGGTCAACGCGGTCTATGCGATGAATCCGGGTAAGAATCTATTCCCGCCGTCTTCAGAGTGTACCGGCTTCAGTGGGTCGAATTGGACGGTTGTAGAACCGTATAAGGTGACCGATACAAAGTCCAGTTCCGATTATGATATCTACGGGTTTTATGCAACCGTTGTTCCCGGTCAGACCTATACCGTCTCGGTAGATATATCGAGTGTGAACGGTGTAGGATCTGGTGGCGGTTATTTGGACATATCCCTCGTACCGGATGACGGCGGAATGCAGTTCGGTGCATCCAGCCCCGGCACTTTGAATGGTGTCCAAACTCTAACGTATGCGATCCCTGCAAACATCAAAAAAATCCGTGTAGCACTTGTCGTGCACGGTAATACGACAGGCACATTTACATTCAGTAATTTCCGAATGAATGTCGGCTCGTCCGCGCTGCCGTTTGAACCGCAAAAGCTGTCGTATTTGTTCCTGCCCGACTGTCAGCTCCGATCGAACGTCGACGGCAGTGTCGCGGATGTGCTGGAAGGGAAGACGATTACGCGGCGGTTCCGGGAAATGACGTTGGATGGTTCGCTGGTGTGGGGGCTTGGTTCCAATGGAACAGGATTTAAAATGGTGGCGGCGACAGTAAATGGCGGCGTTACAAATAGCGAAGTGGTTTTAAAGTATGATGGCAAGCCGCTTAAAAATAGTAATGGATCGTATACTGCGGCAGACCAAAGCACGCTCTATTCACCAGCAAACACCATAAGTATTACTGTTTCCGCAACTGATTCTGGCTGGGGAGACAACTATACTAACGTCACGCCGGAAGAAATAAAGGCGTATTTCATGGGCTGGAAGATGTACCAACTTGAAGGCGGGGTAGACTCGGTTTATAACGGATCGGGGACGAAAGCTTGGTTGCCGCAGTACGAGTATATCCGGCACAACGGTAGCTATCCCGGATTTACCACAACCCTGCCGACCCAGCCAGCACCCAACAATACCGGGATTAAAAATTGGGAGTCATACCGCCTGCAATACCAACTCGCACAATCCGTAACCGAGACGGTCAACTACGAGGGCGAGCTGCTTCTACATGACGGACCGAATCAGATCGAATTAGGGACGGGCATCGTGGTGCGGGAGGCGGCGAAGCCATACGCGACCGGAACGAACAATCAGGTCAACAACACGAACTATCCGTCATCTTTGTTCAAGTATCGGGCAAATACGATTTATCGCTTCTACAAGGGCGGTGTCGACGACACGGGTAAATGGACGAGGGACACTACGGTTGCGAACGGGAAAGTGCGGGCTTACGCCGACAATGCGAATTTCGACCCGACCGCCGCCTACTCCGTCACATACTTCGCGCTGGACACGTTCGCGCTCGGCATAGCCCCGGCTTCGATAACCGGAGTCGTGACGGCGAACATCCGCGAAACGGTCGACGATGCGGTCGAGGCGATAACCGGGCTTCGGCGGGACGTTTCCGTGCTGCAAACGCAGAAGGCCGGGAAGCAGCAGCCGGGTTACATTACACCGGGGCTACTGAATGGCTGGTCGAGCGGGGCTGATGCGGCAGGATACACGAAGAACGACCAAAACGAGGTAAGCCTTGTCGGGGTTATCTCGGGCGGGGTTACTGCGAACGATACCGTTATTCTCATTCTCCCTCCCGGGTACAGGCCAAGCAAAAATAGAAGGTTCCCCATTGCGAACTATGATTCTGGCGCTGCAAATAGCTATCCGGCGTTTGCTACGGTCCGTGCGTCGGGCAATGTCGAGATTTTCCGAGTCGGGTCAAACAACGCCTTGGATTTGAGCAATATCAAATTCCGAGCAGAGCAGTAAGGAGAGCTGACCGTGAAAGAAGCATATAAAATCGGCCTCGACGGCCAATTCATCGAACCGGAGCTCGTAACGCTTGACGAGAAAGGCGTCGCCGAAATCTACGAGACGCCCGCGCCGACGGAGGAGACGCCGGAACCCGAACCGGTCCTCGTCGGATACCGCGTGGCCGTCCCATTACCGCCGGGGCTGTATAAGCCGCGCTTCGACCTCGCCACAGGGGAGTGGGCGGAGGCGTTGACGCCCGAGGAGATCGACGCGATCCGGAATGCGCCGCAGCCGGAGACGCCGGAACAAAAAATTGCACGCCTTGAACAAGATAAGGCCGCCTTGCTCCAGCAGTTGGCACAGACCAACACGGACATGGCGGCCTTTATGGATTTCGTGTTCGGGCAGCTTGGCCTTGATTAATGGGAGGAGGTGAACAGGGACATGCCGATCTACGCGTTTCGGACCAACACGTACGCCCGCAACATCTACCTGTATGGCACGCAAAGCTTCGCCGACATCCCCGCCGCGTACGTCCAGCCGGTCAAGCAATACGCCGCCGAAACTTTTACCGTGGCGCAGATTGACAACGCGCTCGAGCAAGGCTGGATTACGCAGCAGGAGTACGACGACACGATGGCAATCGCTTTTCCGCAATCCTAATTTACGCGCCCCGGAGCCGATCCGGGGCTATTTTATTGCCTTCGGGCGGGAGAGGATGGAGTTTATGGGGGTTAAATTGTTTGTAGCGACGATTACGTCGGCCGCGGCCGGCAGCACGGGGAAGGAATTCGCGTTTGGAGGGTTGAGCGCCATCGCCGGGCTGTTGGCATCCGCCCTCGGCGGCTGGGATATCGCCCTGCAGGTTCTGGTCGCTTTGATGATCGCCGATTACGCTACGGGCGTCCTGGGAGCCCTCAAAACGAGAGCAGTCACCAGTGAAAAGATGTTTTGGGGCGGTGTCAGAAAAGGCGTGATTCTCGGCGTCATCGCGCTCGCGGCCATGGCTGACCAATGGGTCGGCGGCGACACGCCGATTTTTCGAACGCTGGCCGTGTACTTTTACGCCGGCCGCGAAGGTTTGTCGGTTGTCGAAAACCTCGGGCCGATCGGCGTTCAGTTGCCGCCAGGTCTCGTTAAATTCCTCGAGCAGCTGAAGCAGAAAGGGGAGTCGGACAATGGCAAAGGGGTTTGATTGCGCAACGCCGCTCACGGCCGCTACGGCGGCCGCTTTTAGGCGGGACGGCTTCGCGTTCGTCTGCCGGTACCTGACGCCTGTCCAAAATAGCTGGAAGCGCCTGACCCGGGAGGAGGCGGACCGGATCAGCGCCGCCGGCCTCCAGATCGTCTCGGTCTTCGAAACAACAGCGGACCGGGCGCTCGGCGGCCGAGCAGCGGGCCTTACGGACGGAGCGGCGGCGCTGCAGCTGGCGGCCGAGCTCGGGCAGCCAGCGGGCTCCGCGATCTACTTCGCCGTGGACTTCGACGCAACGGCCGCGCAGATGCCGACCGTCATCGAGTACATTCGTGCCTGCAGCGAGGCGACGCCGGGTTACCCGACGGGCGTGTACGGTTCGTTCGCTGTAATCGAGGCGGTGAAAGGCGCCGCCGTGTGCTCTCGGTACTGGCAGACGTATGCATGGAGTCGGGGCCGGAAAGCGGACGGGATACATATCTACCAGTACAAGAACGACGTCACCGTGAACGGGATCGGCATCGATTACGACGAATCATACGGCTCGGAGGGCTGGTGGAACACGTTTCCGCCGGCCAAGTCGGAGCCACCCGTTGTCAAACCGCCTGAGCCGCTTTTTGACGCCCCTGCGGCCGCGAAGGTTATTTCGGTACTCGGCGCCCTTTACGGTGCGTCAGCGGACGAACAGGTGCGTCAAGCTGCCCATTTTGCGGCGTCGGCGCTCCGGAAAGAGATTGGGATACCGTACGAGTGAAATCCCAAGCGCTTGGAAATTTGCCCCGCTGGCTTCGGTTGGCGGGGCTTTTTTCTGTTCCTGCGGCAACGAGGCTCACATTACATTTTTGACGTATCTTGCAAAAATGACATTCCTTCGAATATAATGGGAACATATGTTCTTGTTTAAAGGAGGGCGATGTGTCGTGCAAAGGAAGCTGATGAAATATGTCGGCCAGACCGTCGTTATCGTGTATCGAGAGAACGACGGTAAACTTTCGAAACACAAGATCATGATTCGGCACGTTGGGGAATCGGTTATCAAAGCGTATTGTCAGGATAGCCAATCGCCCCGGACTTTTCGTCTCGCGGGTATACTGGCGGTTGAGATCGAGAGGGGTCGGCCGGCGTGCTGACCGATTGCGAGCGTAAGGTACTTCGAGTGCTTCACAGCTTGTACGGGCAAGCGTGGAGCGTTCCGGACATTAAACGGATCTGCCGCTTCACTTTGCGCCGCGAGGATCAGGTTCGCAGGGCGATCACAGGACTGATCGAAGCGCGATACGTGGAGCTACGTGACGGACAGATTCGGGTGATACATGGTAGCGAATTAATCATCGCCAAGGCCGAGCCCGCCAAACCGAGTCCTTGGCTTGGAGGATTATTCGATTGAAGCGGACCGAAAGCAGCGGAGAGAGGAGGAGACGGATTGGCAAAAGCAAAATCGAAACGGCCGACGCGGGACGAGTTCGAGCTCGAGGAGCTTGGCAACCAGCTATCTGAAGCCAAGGACGAGGAAAGCACGGTCACGTTGACCGTATGGGGTTGGGAGGAACCGGTCATCGGCCGGATCGCCGTACTTGATGCGAGGACGCGGCTCGTGCACGTGGAGCGGAATGGAGAGACGACGAAGGTTCCATTTTTAGATATAATGAAAGTCGGCTCCGGGGCATGATTCCGGAGTTTTTCTTTCGTCAAAACCTCCCATACCTCGATAAAGGATTCGACAAGCGGCTTCGCCGAATGTATCCGGTGAGGTGATCGAGGATGGTGGTTAAGAACCGTTTGAAAGAAATACGTCACGACCATCGCATGAACCAGGTGGAATTCGCCGAGCTGCTCGGCGTCGGTCGGAGTCTGTACAATCGTTGGGAGAACCAGCACGTGCAGCCCGAGCTCGAGACGGTGCTCCGGATCGCGAAGGTGGTCAAGCTCCCGGTCGAACAAATCGTCTATTTGGACGAGCAATGTTAAATCGATTGAACAAAATGTTCGTGGACAAGCAACTTTTTTAGCAAGCCGAATAAACTGTACCATCAAACCGAAAAGGAGATGGTATGGATGGTTCGCGACGATATTTTGCGGGAAGCGATCGACGGCACCGGCTGTACGCCGGAATGGGCCGCGCTGCAAACGATACGGCTCTTCCGTCACTACGAGGACGCTGGTCTGTCCCACGACGACGCGCTGGCGGCCGCCAAGGTGGAGATGCAGGCGATCGCGGCGGAGGCGCTGCGTATCCGGCGGCGGGAGCGCTTCCAGACGACAGTAGCCCCGTGGTGCGTGATCGTCCTTGGCACGATGGCCTGCGTTGGGTGGTGGGCGCTGTGGGAGTGATGCCTTTTCATGTTCGTATGGCGGAGCTATTTCTCACGCAGCGCCGGCGCCCGCTGACCGACGCCGAAGTGCTCGAAATGACCCATTGCATGGCGGCGAACGCGAACTATTGCTGGGAGCTTGTGGCGCTCCAGAACATGTCCTTTGCCGCGTATCAGGCCGGTGATATGCAATGGTTGCATGAAGTCTGCGCGCAGATCGACGCGCTCGAGGACGGGCAAACAAAAAGGCCGGGCCGCAAGGGCACCGACCGAAATAAAAAGTCGCAGTAAATTATATGCAATTGGGGTATAACCGATGTTCCAGTTCCTTCCGTTTTCAAACTGGAAATATCGTTATATAATACCAGTACAATCCGAAAAAGGCAAACCCGGTGAAAGCCGGGGACGCAAAACTATAGGGGCTACGTCCGGTCAGGGATATGCCAGCCAGCTGCCGAAGAGGTGATGTTGATATGAGGGTCGTCTTTTTTTTAATCGTTGAACTTTAGTGCCGCTAAAGTCCGGGTGGGGAAAGAGCTATTTCAGCTCTTGCGTCGCGCCGTTTTCAGTAATGAACCACTCGTTTAAATCATCCATTCGAACGCCCAGGAAATAAGCTGTTTTCTTCATATTAAGAGGTGACAGCTTACTTTTTCCACTGCAGACTTGTGATACGAAGCCTTCGGTCACTTCGAGAAACTCTGCTAGGTCGACCTGGGTCTTTCCTTTCTTAGCGAGTAGTTCAGGTACGCGACTTTTCCCCATCCGGATGACTACCGGCAT